CGACACATTTGTCTCCAACCGCCCGAGTCCAACTTTCACGGGATTTCTGAACCATCTGCGGCGTGACTCCGCGCTCGGCGTGCTGCCCTACGAATTTGCCGCCGATTCCAGCTCTGTTGGCGGGGCTGGCGTTCGGCTCATTGTGGCCAAGGCCGACCGACGCTTTTCCTTTCGGCAGCTCATCCTGATCCGGCGGCTCATCGAACCGGTCTGGGCCTTTGTCATCGCCGATGCGATCGAAAAGCGGCAACTCGCTCCTCTGCCCAATTGGTGGAGGATCTCGTGCACCACCCCAAGGCGCATCACGGTCGATGCCGGCCGCGAGGCCCAGCAAAACCGCTCGGACGTGGACATGGGCCTCAAGACCCTCACGGACCACTTCCAAGAACTCGGTGCGGACTTTCGCGAGGAACTTGAGCGCAGGGCCCAGGACGCAAAGCTCATCATGGACACGGCGGCCAAGTATGGCCTGCCGCCAGAAATGCTCTACAAGCCCGCCGGCGAAGCCGTGAAAGTTGACACCCCGGCCTGAGCCGTGAACTTGAGTCAGCTGCACAAGCAGCCGTGGCTGATTACTCCCGAAGCATTTGGAGTCATCTACAGCGCGGCACAATCGTTTTTCAAAGAGGGCGTTCCCACAACGCTTCGTCCCGAGTCCCATCTGCTCTCGGTTGAAGGCGGCATCGGCACCGTGGTTTTGCGCGGACCAATGATGCGCAACCCGGACGTGATCGACCAACTCGTCTTCGGCGCCACAGACACCGAGGAAGTCATGGCCGCGGTCCATGAAGCCAAGGAACGCGAGGACGTACAGGCTATCCTTTTGGACATCGACAGCCCCGGCGGCTCGGTCAACGGAACTCCCGAACTGGCAGCGGCAGTTGCCGCGGCTTCAAAGGACAAGACGGTCTATGCATTCAGTGCCGGGCAGATGTGCTCGGCCGCCTACTGGGTGGCCAGCCAGTGCGATGCGGTCTACGCCACGCCCAGCGCCCGAGTCGGTTCTATCGGCGTCATCTTGCCAGTTGTCGACTCTAGCGAAGCCTTCGCCAAAGCCGGACTCAAAATGGAAGTTTTCGCCGCCGGCAAATTCAAGAGCGCCGGCACACCCGGCACCTCGCTGACCGAGGAGCAAAAAGACTACCTGCAAGGCGAGGTCGAGGACATCGCGGCCGACTTCCGTTCAGCAGTGCTTTATCGCGGGCGTAAAATCCCTGACGAGGCCATGGAAGGACAAACCTTCAGCGGTCGCCGCGCCATGCGTCTTAACTTGGCCGGCATGGTTGATGGAAAGGCCCAAGTCATGGCCCGGCTACGCGAGTTGCACGTGCGCGAAGTTGACACCGACGCGCAGGCCATGGACACGACCATACTCGAAACCGAATTGGCCGAAGCACAAGCTTCGCTGGCCAAAGTCACCGAAGACGCCAAGGCGCAGGATTCACTCCTGACCGAGGCCAACGAACAAATCACCGCCCTCAGCTCCAAGTCCGAGGCTCTCTCGCAGGAGCTTACGGCCGTGAGCGCCGAGCGCGGACAACTGGCCAGCGACCTGGCCACCGCCCGACAGACGATCGAATCGCTCTCCAACCGGAACAAAGACATCGAGGCCCATGAGCAGGATCTCGAAAAACGCGCAGCGGCCCGTGCCGCCGAAATCGTAGCCGAGACCGGCAATCAGGCCCCGGCCAATGTCACAGCCACAGCCGAGCCGCACGTGCCCAAGCTAGCCGAACAATTTGCCGCTATCAGCGATCCTGCTGAGCAAACGGCCTTCTGGCGCCAACTCACCTCGCAGCAAAAGGCGACCATCCTCGCAGCCTCTAACAAGTAAACACCATGGCAAACATCCTCACCAACGTCAGAGACATCAAGGTCGCGCAGAACGCGCTCCAGCCGTTCATGTCGGGGCTAACTCCCCTGCGCGCCTTCTCGACCAACTTCAGCCCCGAACCGGCCGACAAGCTCGACACCGTGCGTGTCCCGGTCATCGGTGCCCCGAGCCAATCCAGCGACTTCGCTGGCAACTACACCCTCAACGCCGATTCGACCATCACGGTAATCCCCGTCGTCCTCAACCGTCACAAATACAAGACGGTCCACGTAACGGCGCGCGAGGCGGCTGAGACGGCCCTGCCCATCCTGGACAACTTGGTCATGTCAGCGGTCAAGCAATTGGCTGAAGACGTGCTCAAGGACATCCTGAGCGAAATCACTGCGGCCAACTTTGGCGCACCGGCCATCGCGCCGTTTGCTGCCACGGACTTCACCTACCGCAAGACCTTGGAAATCCGCGAGGCCTGCAGCATCGTCAAGATGCCGATCACGGATCGCTCGCTCATCCTCGATGACGCTTACTACACCAACATCCTGACCGATGACGTGGTCAACAAGAGCTTCATCCTCCCGCTCGCTACCCCGGGCGTGATCGAGGCCCAGTTGCGACGCATCGCAGGCTTCGACGTGTTTCCGTCCACCATCCTGCCCGACAACGGCGAGGATCTGGTCGGCTTTGCGGCGCACCCCAGCGGTATGGCCATCGCCATGCGCTACCTGGTGCCCGTGGCCGAGTACGACGAGGCCGGCGCAGTCACCGATCCCGAGACCGGTCTCACCTTCGGCTACCTCCGCTACACGGAGACCAGCTCCAACCGAATCTTCGTCACCGTCGAATGTCTCTACGGCTTCAGGGCGGCGATGAGCCAAGGCATCCGTCGCCTGGTCAAACCTTCCTAATTGGGTCCGGCAACAGCGGCAGCCCCTCTCGTGGAAACGCGGGAGGGGCTTTCTGCTTTTTGACACTTCTTCTCAGGGCGTGACCGTCTTTGAGCAAATGGCTTCAGACCTCGGATCCGTCTTCGACGACTTCGCCAAGACGATCACCATTGGCAGCACCGAGTATCAAGCGCTCATTGCTGAACCAGAACTGGCCCTGGAACTTGAATCAGGCGGCTTCAACAGTGCGGGAAACTTCACCGTCAAGATGCTGCGCACCGATTGGCTTGCGGCGAGGTTGATGGTCGGTGCTCACCTCGTCTTTGACGGCCAGACCTACCGCGTGATCCGCCTGGTTAGTCGCCCGCCGCACCCAGTTGTTGTTCTAACCGTGGAGCCAATATGAGCCCGGCGGCGACGATCGAGACAATCTACGCCGACTATCTGAGACAGGAACTCTCGATTCCGGTCTTTGCCGGCCTCTCCTCGGCCCAACTTCCGCAGCAGGATTCCTTTGTCGTGGTCGTCTGCGACGAGTGCCAGCGGGTAGCCGGCCCCTACTTCCGCGGCACCCTGGCCGTGCTACTGCGCACCCACGCCATGGACCAACCGGCTACGACCCATTCCTCGCACTGGGAGCAACTATCGCAAGCGCTGGCCGCGCCACCGTGGGACTCAAGACTACGAGGCCATTGGCGGGCCGAGAGCAACAAGGAGACTGAGGAGAGCTACTGGCTAAGCCGCGAAAACATCGTGGTCGGGTTTTGCGCTGAGAATTGACACCGCCGCCTTGGCCATGGACGAAGCAGTCACGCTTTTTATCGATTTGGACGGAGCTTCCCGCGTGGTCGCCGGGCCGGAATCCATCACCGAGGCCCGCAAGCGCCTTGCCCAAACCATGGCCGATAAAAAGGCCGAACCGGGCACGATGGAAATCTGGTCGCGTCGAGGTGTTACCGATCGCTTTGTTTTCCGCGAACTCGAGGACGAAGAAATTCCGGAACCGCTCGAGCCATTCGAGCAGTAAGTTGACACCCCACCTCACGTCATGGCTGCAACTTTCGGAGTCGGAACCCTGCCCACTGGCGCTACCGCCCCGGCCAACACGGCGGTAAAGACCGCCAGCATCAAAGAGTCGGTCGAGACCTACCAGTATCGCGACGAGACCGGAGTCACCAAAAAGCTCATCCCGGGCAAACTCAAGACAACGGAGGTCACCCTTGATGTGATCGGGTCTCCTTCCCTGGCCGCCGTGGCCGCCGGCGCCTTTGCCGAGGGCACACTGAAAATGATCAGCGCCAAGATCACGGAATCCAACGAAGGCGCGCCTGAGGGTTCGGTCACCTTCAAAGGATTCGCCTCCACCTAAGCGACCACTGCCATGCCTATCTCAGCTTCACTCGACATCGGCGTCTCCAGCGCCAGCGACATGATGGTGCAAAGCCTCGAAGTCGAACAAAGCCTCAGCGAGGTCGTGCGCAAGAACAAGGATGGCGGATTTGCCGTGGCCAATTCTTTCGATCCGATGATCTCGGGCAGCATCACCATCCTTGGCACCAGCGGCGACGAGGTGGGCGGAAATCTTTCCACAGCCGTTTCGCTTGTCTCCGGGGGCAAGACCATCGTCACCGAGACAACCCATAGCCGCAACCAGGACAACTTCGACGAAACCAGCGTTAGCTTCCAAAACGCGCCAGGCGCCATTTAAGCCCGGCTAAGGGCCACTCATTTACCCAGTGCACGACAAAACCGTTTACCACATCGTCAAGCAGACGATCCCGGCGACCAAGGACGAGTCATCCTCGCGCAAAGCCGCCATGGCCAGCGCCGACACGGCGGCCGTAGCCGGTGCAGCCGTGGCCGGAGTGGCCATTCACGACTTTAATCGCATCATCGATACGGCCAATGACGATACCCGCACGATCACGGCATGGAACCTGGCTGAGACGGCCGTTGAATTCCGGCCCGACTTTCCCGCCGAGACTCTTACCACTGGCGAGGTGATCCGGCGCATGAAGGACACGGCATGGCAGCAGGCTAATCCGGACCATCCCATTAGCTACATGGCTCAGGCCATTGAAGCCTTCCGCCGTCTGGTCCGCAGCATCAAAGAAAAGCGCCCTCTGGTGGCCTTCCCGCGCGGACGCTCCACGGCTTACCTCGTCATGGGCGGCGACCAAGCCAACGGCCGAAGACTTTTGCAAAGGGCGGGGTTCTCGCATGAAGAAATCGAAGTCATTTGCCGGGAGGTCTATGGACGCTGAAGACATGGCCAGAGAGGCGGCGGCCATGTCCGCCGTGGTGGAGCCTGAAGGAGCTACCTTGGGCGAGAACATCACCATGCGCCCCCTCACTGGCGGGAGCGCCTCGATCTGCGTTCTGACCAACAACCAAGTTTACCGCGCGCTCATCGAGGACAAGGACACCGGGGCCTTAGCCGAGTTTGAACTCTTGGCCTTTCTCTACATCCACTGCGCCGACCTCTCCAAAGTGCGACGCATGGCCTTAAACCCATCGCTATGGTCGTCGGCCGTTCTCGAGTGGGGTGATTCGCTTCCCTATGCCGTGCTCTTGGGCGCCAAGGCAGCTTTGGAACAAAGCCGCCAGATGCTCGCGGCGGTCAAATTTGAGGTGGAATCCAAGCCCACGCCGGCGGGCGCTAAAGAGGAATCCCCGCCCCCAAACTCGTAGAGCCAGCATGGATCGCCTCGCGCGTCTTCATGCTGGCCAAAGCCACCGGATGGTCGGAGTCCTTCATTATCTGGCAACTGCCACTGGTGCGGCTCTTGACCTACGAGCACGCCAACCTCCGCGCCAACGATGTGTGGACCGTGAGACGCAAAGCCGTCAGCGAGCGCAGCCTGGCTCCCATCCGCCAGTTCTTTGACGCCGCACCCGAGGAAGATGACGATTAACTTTGATACCTCGAAATTGCGGACGGCTCTGCGCACCTACCAGCTGGCCACCCTCAAAGATTCCCACACCGTAGTCACCGATGCGGCGCGCAACTTCGTCAAACGGGCTGCCTCCGTCACACCTCCGGCCACCGGCAAGCTTAACTCCGAAGCCAAGAAGCGCGGCGAAAGCATCATCACTGGCGACATCAACCACATCTTCGTCGGGCTAAGCCCCGCACTCTTAGAAAAGTTCGAACAACTCCGAGCCCAAGGCGTGCCCGAGCTTCGGACCAAGAGTGGCCGGTTGATCGTCCGGTCTACGGACATCACGGTGCCAAGCATCAAAGGATGGCACTACGCCAACCGTCGCCGCGCCGGTCGCGTGCGTTCAGGGCGAAGATCTACGGCCGCTATCAAGGCGGTAGTCCTAGCGCAGCGGAAAAAAGACTACGAGCAGCGGGTGGTTAAAAAGGTGGGCCTGCTCATGGCCGGCTGGAATGCATCGGCCGCCAAGCTTGGGACAAAGCTGCCGGCATGGACCTTGCGCCACGGCACCGGCGGCGGACGCTGCGCCGTGACCAAGACGCGGGCCGGTATCAAGATTCGCCTGGAAAACATGGTGGGCTTTGTCACCAGGGTCAAAGGACTCGAGCGACGCGTCCAATGGGCACTTAACGCACAGGCCGGGGCGTTGGAACGCGCCGCCACAGCCATCATGCGCAAGACGGCGAGGAGGGTCGGCTTTAGGGTATGAGCTCCATTCGCGCCGACATCGAACTCAATGCTGCACCGTTCATTGGCGGCATTGCCAAAGTTCAGCGCCAGATCCGCAACCTGCAGGCAGCAGCCGCCGGGATTACTGCCGCTTTTATCGCCGCACGTGCGGCAATTGCTGGACTCAGCGGCATCTTTAGCGAGATGAAGGGCGCCCTCGATTTGGGCGGTCATCTCTCGGATCTGAGCGCTTCGACCGGCGCGAGTGTAAGCGAATTAGTTGTCTTGCGTCAGGCACTGGCCAACGCAGGCATGGGAGCTGACGCGGCCGGTCCGATGATCGCCCGATTTCAGCGCGCCCTGGCCGGAGTCAACGAGGATGGCGTCACTACCCGAGGCGTACTCGAGGAACTCGGGATCAACACGCTGGCATTGAGCCGAATGTCGTTGCAGGACCAGTTCAGCGAACTCTCCCGGGTCATCGCAGCCATCGAAGACCCATCCGACCGGGCTGCGGCGGCCATCAAGCTCTTCGGTCGCTCCGGAGTGGAAATGCTGGCCCTCATGCGTGACCCGGCGGCTTTTACTTCCGCCTCCGAACAGGTCGGCGAGTTGGGCAATGTGCTCGAAGACAATGCCAACCGATTCGATACGGTCAGCGATGCCATCGAGGCCATGGGGCTGAAGATCGACCAGTTCTTTGTCGGCTTTATGTCGGAATCTTCCGGGCTCGATATTTTTGAAAGCCTCTCGAAAGCCGACTTTACCGGTCTTGGTCAATCCGCCGGGCAAGCCTCTGCAGCATTTATCGAGCTCATCGCCAGCCTGCGCTCCCTCCTGCCCGTCTTCGTCGGTGTCGGCGCTGCCACCCTCGCCTTCAAGTTGGGCATTGGACAGTCCGTGGTCACAGCCGCCTCGCAGTTCCCCGCT